CAATTGCCGTCTGTATTCCTCATCGGATACTGCAAACGGATCAGGTACGTCTGGGACGTTAGGTCGCCTCTGTTCAGGTACTTTAGCCTCTAACTCTTCAAGCCGTTTCTTCAGGGCTTCTGCTTCCCGCTCCTTCTCTCGGAGCTTGAAAACTTTCTTCCCTACAGCCTCATCAAGTATTCGCTGCTGGTCTTCGCTGAACGTGATATGTTTCTCTGGGTTCTCACCCGCCTCCGGTGCTGATTCGGTATCCTGTTCCTCAACAGAATCTTCAGTCTCTTCTACCTCCGTCTCTGGGGTTACGTCTTCCTCAGATTCGTACTCGTAGCTATCCTCTGGTTGCAGCTTGCTCATAATATGCCCTTTATAGGTAAATGCCCTGAATAGGTCAGGTGGCCTGTGGCGATTATAGCATAATGTGGTAATAATCAATACTTAGTAGTAAATTAGGCTAAATAATGGCGAAATACGCCACGGAGGACTTATGAGAGACTTGTATGATGTGTTTGAGACAGATGACCCAGAGCAGATGCACGACATTCTGTTTGATGTGATAGGTCAGCTAATAGAGGCTGACAGGGCCGGAGATGGCCCTATCATTGAGGAATTGTGGGATAAGCTAGATGATATGGTTACAGAGCTGATTATGGCTGTTTAGTCTGGCAATAATTTACTGTTCTGAAAAATCAAAGCGTCTCATCGCATTCCAAAGCTGTTCGGGCTTCTCTACCCTAGAAGTATAAAGCTGTCTCAAGGCTGAAGGAGCAGTCATATTCATTCTGTCAGTAGCTTCTCTAGCTAGAGTTTCGTCGTTAATAGACTGATATTGCTTAAAAGAATCTAAATTCCTTAGATCATAATATTTTTGGTTAATATCTTTGTATGCTGAGTTTCCTGCCCTAGTTGTATCAGCCAGCTCTTGAGCGTCTTTTAACTGCTGCTCAAACCCCTGTTTAGGCAAGTCAAGAAGGTATAGCATTCGCCTTTTCTTCGTGCCGTCAGAAACAGTATCCATATTGGTGTCTAGCAAAAACTGAGCAGCGTTGCGCGTCCATTCTTGCTCTTGCCCTTTAACTGGGTCGCCTAAAGTATTATGAACCATTCCAGACATATTGCGATAAGGGTAAGAATTTGTTAGTTGCTTCATGTCTGGGTTGTCTGAAGACGCAATATCTTTTAACTCTTTCAGCCTTCTAGTTTTACCTATTAAACCAATATCATCTTGAGCATTTGAATGTTCTATCCAATCATTCACATATGGTTGGACATCTCTATTAAAAGCCTGATCCATTAATTTTGCTGCTGAGTCTGGGCTACCACCACCGCTGCGCATTTCCGTACCAGATACAACGTGTTGCATTTCATGCACCATTGATCCTAACGGCCTGTCAGGATTATCCCACCCATTACGCAAACTAACATTTAAACCAACCTCGCCTGTGCGCGGTTTTACATATCCACCTACAGCGTCATTAGGGTCTGCATAAACATTAAAAGGTCGGTTTGCTAGTGCTGGATACGCCTCAAACAATTCAGGATGAGAGAAATAATCACTTACGATGCCTGTAAGCCCTTGCGCCGCTGTCGCTGGATAAGTCCCTGCTGACCGCAAGTCATTAAGTATTTTACCTCTATTCAAAACAGCATTAGCATCAGGTATCTCGTACATCCAGTTGCCATCTAAGTTTTGTTCCCACCCTGTCTGCGCTTTGATTTCAATAGGGCTAACGCCACGGTCTGCAAGCTCTTGAGCAGCCTCCATAGCTTTTATGTCAGCAGTCCTAGAGTTAGGGCCAGCAAAGATATCTGAGCGTACAGCCCCTTGTGGAGCTATCATGCTTCCAGCTATAGACCCTACTAGCCCACCAGTGTCGCCACCGTACTGCTGCCCAATCTGACCACCTAACTCACCGCCTGTGTAACTAAGAGACTCTCTACCTATTAAGTTTGGAAGTTGGCGCAATGAGGACGCGACGCCAGTCACCACGGCAGGAGCTATAGAGCCAGCAGCATAAGTCAGAGAAGATGGGTCTGACTCAACACCAAGAACATCTTTAGACATCCCCGACAGACTATAAGGCCGCATATTGCTGCCAGTAGCCTTGTTGTATAAGTATGCCAAACCTTCAGCACCAAGATCAGCCAGCCCAAGAGTGCTATCAATAACCCCTGCGTTGAACTGGCCTAACTGGTTTGCAAACTCTCTTCTGAGACTAGACTCCGCCACGGGCAATATCCATTAGTTGTGCTGTTGACATACTTTGGCGCATTGTTTTGATACGCTGCTCATCCATCATGTCAGACATCTTCTTCTGGTTGTCTAGTTGGTCACCGAAAGACTTGATCTGCGTGTGGTCAATGGTAGCGCCAGCTTGCTCGGCTTTGATCTGTGTATCAATGCGCTTAGTCTCTGCCTCAAACGCATTCACTTGACCCTTGGCTTGCTCATTCATCATTGAGCCTTGTACCTTCTGGGCTTCAATGCTGAGCTTCTGGGCCTCTAACTGAATCTTCATCTGCTCGTTCTTCAGCTTCTCCATTTCTATCTGCGACCTAAGCATTTCGGCCTCTGCCTTCATCTGTTCTGCCTGTGCTAGAACCATTGCAGGGTCTGGTGCTTGCTGGCCCATCTGCGCCTGCTGCTGCGCTGCCATGAGTTCTTCTTCACTCATCTGGGACTGAGGTATCAAGCCAGCTTGTAGCATCTGCGCCCGCTTTCTTTCGGCAATTTGATTAGCCGCAGGAGTGTTGACATTTTGTAGCAGTAGGTCGCCAGCTATCTGCATCAGCGATGGGTCTACCTGAGCTAGTGAGGTGATAGCCTCTAACGTCTCTTCTTGACGGTTCTTGAAACTTGGGCCTGCCTTACAGATAACATCATACGAGCCAACGGACAGATCATTAACCGTGACAATCTCGCCAGTGGCGTTGTCTATGACTTGTTGGTTAAGGTCAGCCATGTCATAGGTGTCATCTTCACGCAGAACCCTGATAGTCCTTGTAGTATCGTAGACCTTGGGGATAGCGTCCTTGATCAATCGCCCTGTAGCAGCGATGGCTATTTCCATTGAGCGGCTGTATTTAAACGTACCGTTGTCGCCCTTGTTCTGGAGCTTCTGAATAGCCACACCAGACTGAGCGTTGGGGTTGTCGCCCATGTTAGCTGCAAACATACCCGCAGTGGCGTTAATCATTCCCTGCATAGACTGAGCGATTAGGTTTAGTCCTTGATTGACTACCGCGCCGCCCTGTTGCTGTGGGATAGACGGAAACTCAGGATCAGGGTTGAAGAACTGCACCGGATCAGAGTTAGTGTTTAACGTGGCTATCTGGTCTTCATGTCCCGCAGCTTGCGTAGGAGTCATCCAGTATTTAGCCCTTGGAGCTAATGCGCCTTCCTCAATAGACCGAGACATTGCGTAGTTCAATACACGCTGTGGGTCTAGCAGCTTCTCAACCACGCCCCAGTACAGAGTCTTGCCTTCAAATATCTTGAAGTTGCCATACACAGGAATGACAGGGATTCTATTGAATACAGTCTCACGGTCATCTTCTAGCCAATCTTTGTTATCAAAGAACCTTGAGCAGACCTTGTGTACCTTGCGAGTCCTTCTGCGTACTTCAGTGACTCCAATCATGGCTAGGTCATCTACGACCTTCTCAAAGTCCTCGTTGACCTCATGAGTCTGACCGTTGGACATCATGACCAATTCGCGTTCTTCTGACTCCATGTATAGGAACTCACCAACAACAATAGCCTCAGCCTTGTCGTAGTAAGCATCACCCTCACGGTCATCAGGGACTGACTCACCTGAGCCTTCAGGCCATCTGTTTTCGTACTCATCAACCGCCATAGGATGCAAGACAAACGCATATCTTGAGTCCGACTTATCTTGTAGCTCAGCAGCAGGGTCAAACCATACTCGGTCTACTGGGTTGCCAACCTTCTCAATCACTATATCCTGATCGAATGAATTGTCATCAACAAACTTCTGGCTGACGCGCCACGCATCAAATCCCCCAGTAACCATGCCTCTGGCTGCTTGTGAGTAGATTTGCTTAGCGTTGGAGATGTTTTCAATGTTGCGGATCAAGCCGTCGTAGGTAGAGGCTATGTCTTTAGTAGCATTGCCACCAGCGGGACTGACACGAATATCAAAGTCAGCCTGCTCAATCTCTGAAGCTACCTGATCCACGATAGGATTCACGTTGTCAAAAGTGTAGCGTGGCTTGTTCTGGTTGGCTTCCCACCAGTACGGTTCCCACTGACCATCCCTCTTATCAAGGAACAGGTGCGACTCTCGTGACATCTCACGGTTGTCGTGGTCTGCCTCCTGACACGCTGAGAGAAGATTCAACACGCTCTGGTGGTCATCGTATTTATCTTT